ACCTTCAGTGGTGACTTAAATGGTACTATAAACACAGCCACAACGGCTTCTACACAGTCTTCAGGAGACAATACAACTAAGGTTGCTACTACAGCTTTCGTAAAAGCAGCTCTAGATGCATTAGTTGACTCTGCTCCTGGAACACTAAACACATTAAATGAGTTAGCTGCAGCTCTTGGAGATGACGCTAACTATGCTGCAAGTACTACAGCATCTTTAAATGCTAAAGCACCTATTGCAAACCCTACATTTACAGGAACAGTTACTGGAAACTTGACAGGAAATGTCACTGGAAACGTAATTGGAAATTTAACAGGGAATGTGACTGGAAATACCTCTGGCTCTTCTGGGTCTTGTACAGGCAACTCAGCTACTGCAACACTAGCTACAAACGCTTCAGGATTAACAGGAACACCAAACATTACTGTTGGTTCTATAGCTGGTACAAATTTATCTATTGATTTCGGAACCCTATAAATGGCAAAATTATTAAAACTAAGACGAGGTACAACCTCACAACATGGTAGTTTCACAGGAGCCGAGGGTGAAGTTACTGTCGATACTGATAAGGAAACTCTTGTCGTACATGATGGCTCAACAGCTGGAGGACATCCTGTAGCAGCAGAAGATATGGCAAACGTATCTTCAGCTTCTATTGCTGGAAGATTAGGTACAGATTCTATAGCAACAACTAAAATTGCGGCTGGAGCTTTACCAACAGACGTAACCGTAGCTAGTGCAAACATAGTTAATGGAACTATAATTACAGAAGATTTAGCTGCTAATGCAGTAAATGCAGATAAATTAGCTGACAATGCAGTAACTTCTGCTAAGTTGGTAAATAATGCTGTTACTACAGAAAGAATAAACGCTAATGCAGTTACTACAGCAAAAATTCTTAATGGTAATGTTACTACAGCTAAGTTTGCTGATGATGCAGTTACATACGCTAAGATGCAGAATGTATCAGCAACTGATAGAGTTTTAGGTAGAGATTCATCTGGTGCAGGTGTTGTAGAAGAGATAACACCAGCTAATCTACGTACAATGATTAACGTAGAAAATGGTGCTACTGCTGATCAAAGTAATGCTGAGATTAGAGCTGCAGTAGAAGCAGCTAGTGATTCTAATGTCTTCACAGATGCTGATCATTCCAAGTTAAATGGTATTGAAGCTAGTGCAACTGCGGATCAATCAGCTTCAGAAATCAGGACTCTTGTAGAATCAGCTTCCGATAGTAATGTATTTACAGATGCTGATCATAGTAAGCTTAATGGTATTGCAGCGTCAGCAACTAATGTTACTAATAACAACCAGTTAACTAATGGAGCTAGTTATGTAACTTCTTCTGTTATTAACTCGTTAAACGCAAGTAATCTTTCTTCTGGTACAATACCTGACGCTAGATTCCCTGCTACATTACCTGCAGTAAGTGGAGCAAACCTAACTGGTATTGTATCCTTTGTTCAGGGTATGATTCTTATTTGGTCAGGTTCTACTGGCTCTATCCCTTCTGGATGGTTGTTATGTAACGGATCAAGTGGTACACCTGATTTAAGAGACAGGTTTGTTGTTGGTGCTGGTAGTTCTTATAACGTAAGTGCAACTGGTGGTGCAAATACTGTAACACTAAGTGCTAACCAAATAACCAGTCACTCACACAGTTTTTCTGCTACAGGTAACGCTAACTCAGGTAATCAGAGTGCTAACCATAGTCACGGTGATGGAAACCTCAGTTCAGCCAACGCTGGTGGTCACTCCCACGGTTCAGGTAACTACTCATCAAGTAATACTGGAGCACACAGCCATACTTTAAGTGGTAACACCAGTAACAGTGGTAACCATACTCATAACCAGACTGCTAATACAGTTAGTTCAGCACCTAATGCTGCTCCTTGGAACCCACATTCAGTTAACACAAAAGGTTATCCTTGGGATATGACTTCCCATTCTACCCCTGCTACAGGTGGTGGTGGGGATCATTCTCACTCTCTAAGTGGTAATACTAGTAACACTGGTAACCACAGCCACAACATGTCTGGTAACTCTGGCAGCGTGAATGACCATAGTCACAACGTAAGTGGTAATACTGATACACAAAGTGCTAACCATAGTCACTCAGTTTCTGTGTCAGTTAGTGGTAACACAGGTAACTCTGGTAATACTGCTTCTCACGAGAACAGACCTCCTTACTATGCTCTTTGCTACATTATGAAATCTTAATTATGGCTAATACTTATATATACGAAATAACAGACCTTAAAAGAGATGTAACCGATGGTTATGTCTCTGAGGTTTTCCTTGATATATCCATTGATAATGATAAGTCTAATCATACAATAAAGACTGTCCTTTTGGATAAACCAGATACTTTAGTCCCCTATGCAGATTTAACTAAAGATCAAGTAGTAGCATGGGCAAAAACTAGATTAGATTCTGAAGTAGCTGTTATAGAAGCTGATTTAGATGCTAAATTAGTTGAAAATTTAAAGATCGTAGATGCATACGGCACTCCTTGGTAATTATGAAATTTATTTATTTATTGTTAAGCACAAGCTTACTCACACCCGTTTTAGCTCACCCACCTCAAACCCATGACATCCACCGTAATTCAGAGATCCATTCCGAACTTGGACACATTCACGTACAACCAACCGACTCAGAAGAATCCCTTCATATTTGAACAGCACGGTGCGTTAACTAAATCGTTTTGTAAGAATGTAATTAAAAAATTCAAGCAAGATACTAATAGGTATCCTGGTGCGACTTTTGACGGTGTAGATACGAATCTTAAAGCTAGTACAGACTTAAATATCTCTGTCTTTAACGAAAATTGGGGAGAAGAAGATACTGTATTTTTTAAATCGTTAGAGGCAGGTTTATCTGCTTATCATGCGTTTATTAATAATACAGTAAAGCTAATCAACTTTAAAAGACTTGGGGAAACTCCAGTGCGTGTTGGTTGGCAGTCAACAGATGATTGCGAAGATGCTGGTTATCAAGTCCAAGAGACAAAACCTGGGGATTACTATGACTGGCATAATGATTTTGCATTTGAGCCATACAGAGGTGCTAATGAAGACTTAAGTAGTACTACAAGAGCTTTGACATACCTCTGGTACTTGAATGATGTAAATAGCGGTGGAGAAACTGAATTTTATGATGGCACGTTAGTTAAGCCAGAAGCAGGGAAGTTAATAATCTTCCCCGCTACATGGACTTTCTATCATAGAGGTCGTCCTCCAAAAAGAACAAATAAATATATCACAACTGGTTGGCTTAAATACATAAGGTAGTGGAACTTAAACTGAAGGTGCCTACTGTTCCTAAAGAACTACCTCCGATGGGGATTGAGTTCAAACCGCCTACAGCCCGTATTCCTGGGTATGTTCCTATGGTAATTCCTCCGAATAATTTACAGGCACCTGACGGTGTAGAAAAAGAGACTACAGAGGAACAACCAGTAGCACCTAAAGTAGATATCCCTATATTAGATATAGAGATGCCACTACCTACAGCAGAGGTGGTGGCTACTGCTACTTATGCAGCTGTGGCAGCTGTGGCAACAACCACTCTAGCTACACCTTTCTTTGATCAAATAAAGAAAAAACTACAAAAATTCATTCAAGGTAAGATTGATAAATGGAAGCAAAAGCGACAGAAGAAAAAGGATTCCTCGGAAAGCTGAAAGATGCTGCAGAGGATCAAGAACATCAAATCCAGATCCTTGGTACATTTGTCCGTCTTGGAGTTGTGGTTTGGAGTGGATTTATTATTACGTTAAACTACGTAGAAATACCTATGATTAAGAAGAGTCCTGGAGGGGATATAACTTTTCCTGCTTCGGTTTTTACTGGAGCACTCGCAACATTTGGTTTGACTACTGGTAGTAACGGTAACGGAAAAAAAGACAAAGCAAAGACATGAACAAATGGCTACTGACGCTGCTACTGCTATCACCAACTGCTGTAAAAGCAGACTTAATGACTCCCAACTTCACACAAGGGAGTATGAACTCAACTACTACAACGACCCAAGAGATTACAGAAGAAATTACTACTACAACCTATGGGTCTGCATTAAGCAAATGGACTGGGGAAAATATAACCCACACATCAGCAACTTCTGGAGGAATAGTAGATTCAGATTCGGTATTCACCTTACACACAGCTGGAGACCCCTTCGAGTTAGAAGTGGTAACGAGAGCTGCAAGTCAGGTACTGTCAGTAACGGAGATAGAAAGAGAAATCGACACTTCTTCTACTACAGTATCCTTATCAGTCTTCTCTCAATAGCTCCTGCTA